AGCCATAATTAACCTATTGTAACTGTTACTGCTCCTACACTCATTGTAACACCTAATCCTGTTGGATAAGTTTGATGACTGTACAAGTCTCTAAACCTAGTTCCATCAAACGCTTGATGGATTGAAGTTGTAGTATTAAATATTATACTACCTGTTGCAAATTGCAATTGGGAAATCTCTGTAGCGTTAAAACTAGGAATTCTGTCAGGATCAACATTGTCTAAGTTAATCTCTAATATTCTTATTAAACGATTGAAAAGCTCAGGTGTTACATCAGTGCCTTCAGCCAAAGGCAACCTTGTCACTAGAAGTTTTGTCATGACCCTCTACGACCTGATGGCTGTATATCTAGCCTAGTGTTACCTAACCTCCATTTGTAATCTTTTCTATCATCAGCGTTATTGTCATCATCTGACTCAAATCTAAGCACGAATTGACGACCTCTAGCTCTTACATCTGCTTTGTTGGTATTAGATTTAATTTGTGATGTAGAGTCTGTGGTTAAACTTTCACCCATAAAATCACGATTCTTTAATACTATGTTTATCGCAGGATCAGGTGAAGTACCTTGTGCATTAATAAATTTAACATCAGGCAAGATGCGTTTTACAAACGCCAATGAGTCACCATCACCTATATCAAAGTCAGCAGACTGTATAAATACATTATCCATAGGTTCAGTGTCATCGTTAAAACCTGATTCGTGATTGTATAAATAGTAAGAACTTGACGATATACCAGTGGCTTGTGGAGTGTTTTGTATGCCACCATCAATCCAAGCATGTCTTACCAACGAGCCAATTGACCATGAGTTTTCTTCGTAATTGTATATGGCGTATCTTGAAATTTCTCTTGTGTCATCATCAATGGATGGATAAAAGAACCAAACTTCTGAAAACTCTGAGTTTAAAGCTACATGACATTTGTAAGCCTGAGATAGGTCAAGGTCTTCAAACACATATTCTTGCACTGTGCATGGTAGTTTTTGAACAGCACCATTGTAAAAGTAAAATCCTTGTTTGCTCATAAAAAATACACCACTTGGTGCATTAACAAAGGCTTTAGGTCCTAAAAGTCCTGCTCCTTCGTTAATTAAATTAACTGAAAAAACCAATGGAGCACCAATAAAACGCATACTGTAGATACTGGTATCAGTCCAAATTAACACTTCTTGTCTTGCTTTCAAGCCACCAACAATCTGTGAACCACTTGATAAACGCAACGATCCTGCTGAATTTGTATTGGTAGGGTTCCAATCAATTGCACTTTCTGAGTCAGAAAATGCAACTAACATAGGATCAACCACACCAGTTCGATTGCCACCTGTAATAGGATCGGCACCTAATACAATTGCATGTCTGTCTGTTTCTGAAACTATTACTTGTAAGGCTACTGTAGGAGCTTTGTCTGCTCCTGATATGTCTGATAAAGCCACAGCCCTAGTAGTTAAGCCATCATTCTCTGTCCATAGATACACACCACCACCACGAACATTAATTAACAAGTTTTCACCAAAATTGTCGTGTGACCACAAACGCAACTGGTTAGTAACACTTAAAGTATTTTCAGCACTCCATGTTCCAACACTCCAAGCTCCTGATCCAAAACCTGTGTTTTGCACATAGTCATCTAAACCAACATTAACTTGATATGCACCATCTACACCTGCTCCTCCATTGCCTGTATCACTTGCATTTGCTGTGGCTGATGCTACAAAAGTATAAGTGTTAGCTGTTGGAACAGTTACAATTTGATGTTCTGTGTTTAAAACTGTGGCTGTAATTAATCCACCAAGAGAAGCAGAACCACTAATAGTAACAAAATCTCCTTGCACTGCACCATGACTGGAATCAGTGGCAGTGATAGTAGCAGAGCCATTAGAAGCACTAAAAGTTATTGAATTGGTACTGGTTTTTCTGATAGGAGTAATGTCATTAAAAACACTACCTCTTTCTATGTAATATTTGAGCGTAGTTCCTAAACCAAGATATTTGGTACCACCAAGACTAACCCATTGATGTAAAGCTCTAGCTATACCTAAAAAAACACTGGCACTAGCTTTTAACCAACCACCAATTTTTTCAGGTCTGTTTTTTCTAAAACGAATGAAATTAGCATCAACATAACCACCTTCTTCTGAATAGTCAGTTTCTTCTTTGTTGATTCCTGCTTTGAAATTAAATTTTGCTAAAGGCATAAGTAAACTCTTTTATTGTCATAAAAGTTTACCACAAACTTTAAAATTTACGCCAAGCGAATAATCGCACCAGTAGCAGTCGCACTTGGGAAAACCACAGTAAAATCGCCTGCTGTACTGGTTTTGTCTCCACCAAAGTCGATTGCACATAATGCTTTGTTACCATTGGTAGTGTTATACAGTAAACAACCTCTAGCTGTAACTGTAGCTGTACCAAAAGTTAAATCTGCAAAATCACACACAGCAGTAGTTCCTGAAAGGGCAGGAGTAACATTAGTTAATGCGTTACCACCTGAACTGTAATTAGTTCCAGTCGCTTGTCCTGTGGTTACAAATACAGTAGTACCTGCTCCCAAAGTTGCTGATGATGTGTAGAGTGCTAACTTAATAGAGTCTGCTCCATTGGTTAAATTGTGTCCTTCAACAAGTATTTGTTGTTTAAAACTAGAACATATTGCTGATGTTATTGCCATTTATAGCTCCTTTATAATCTTAGCCATGTCTTCATGACCTTGTTTTGTTAACAAACCAACCATAGTAACCTTTTTAGATTCTATCGCATTGTTCATATTAGATAAGATTATACTATAAATATGATTTTTGAAAGCCTCAGCTTGCATCCTTACATGTTCAGGTGCATTTTCTGATATTCCTAAAATTTTTTCAGTGGTTTGTTTTGCCCAAAACTCAGGATCGTGACCTTTGTTTTCTGTGGTAAAAACCTCTACTTGACCTAATTGTATAAAACTATCAGACATTATCCTTTGTAGGGCTCAGGTGGTAATTCATGTTCTTGCAAAGTTAAACCATCTTTTGCAAGTTCGCTATCTACTTCATCGTAAGGTTTAATAATCCACTTATTACCATGAATAACAGTAACAAAAGGTTTTTCTAAACGATGATAGCCATAAAGTTTTTCTACAGGTGGCACATCAGCATCTAAGACTGTTGATCTAGGGCTAACACCTACTGTGATGCCATGATCCATCATTTTAGATAGCCAAAATTCAACACAAGCTCTGCCTGCTTCTGCAAAATGTAAATCGTTTCTATAAGAAAAATCTATGCCAAACAAATCAATAGACTCTACTTCACTCCACATAGCAAAACCTAAAGCATAGGCTACTGTATTATTAAAGTAAGCACACTGAGTAGCGTTAGCAACTTCTTCTATAGGAAACAGAGTGGCTTTTGGCACTCTTTTGTCTAATTCACAGGTATAAACAGGTATTTTAATCTCAGGCAACATCTTACGCATTACCAAAGTTTGTTTGCCTGCATCATCACTATCTAAAAATCGACTAGCAGGGTCCATCATAAATAAACGATCAAGGTTAAAAACGCTACAAGCTGAGTTAATACCCCAAACTTCATCCCATTCTTTACCATTTTCTTTGCCAATCACATAATCTATTTGTGATATGCCAAGACCTAACAAGGCAATTCTCTTGCCCTTAAGCGATTTGATTGGCTTCATTACGATACTACTGAGCGTAGGCTATCGTATCTGTACTCGTCTCTAGTATCTCTACCTTCTGATAAATTTTTCATTCTCATTATTGCCTCTTTAAATCTTGCTTCAAACTGAGCAATGACATCAGGAGTCTCTTTGAGAAAAATTGCACCTTCAACTAAACTTCCATAGAGTAAAGCATCAGGATAATCTGTACTAAGAACTGTCGTTCCACTGTCACTACCACTTGTTAAAGAAGATGGTTTATATAAGTAATGTAATTCTACTGTATAAATTGCATCAGGTACAGGTGCAAGAGAAAAAGAGTCTTGGCTAAAGATTGAGTAATATTTAGGTTGACCTGTAACAGTTGTGGTAGGGCTGTATTGTTTTAAAAAAGAAGCATGTTTTAAATCAAGGAAGGTGTAAGTATCGCTCGAAACAATAGCTAAACTCATAGGAGCCAAAAAGTCAGTAGGACAAGCTAAAAATCTAGTGTTTGCTGTGGTTTGACCTTGCACATTTCTTCTTTGTTCAGGCA